TTTTAAAGATGGTGTTGCGATACCTTTGTATGCTAGAGACAAGTTGCTTACATCACTCCTCTATTCACGCGATCCGGATAATCCAGCTTTTACGCTTTTGCGTGCAGGTGCATATTTGCGTGTGAGTTATGCTGATCCTGCTATGGTTGCTTATCTACGGGAGCTCATATCTTGGTTAGTTGAGCAATACGGTGTTGTTTTGAGTGGTAGCCCAGAGTGGCAATCCGCATATCGACAGATACCGACCGAGAATGAACTTCGTCGTCTCTTCCTTGGTGAAGCTACCGGTGCTATTCCATTGTACCCTCAGAGTTTGTTAGGGTTTGTAAATGTGCACCTAATAAAAAGACGGCCCGATATGCAATATCAGGCTTTAGCTCAGAGACCAAAGAGACAACGTCAATTTAGAAAGAAAGCCCCGAAACTTCCTTCGAGGGGCACACGAAGTTATAATATAGCTCGTGCACGTTTAGCTGCTAGGCCAGCTAGACCGCGAAGAAGACCACGCCAGCGTAGGCGTGGTGGGATGGGTATGGGTAGAGAGATATTTACATCTACCCAACCATCCCCTTTATCACGGCAAATGGGGACACGCCGTTTGGGGGGTTCAAGATACCCCTTTCATGGTGATGAGGAGGTTGCCAATGTTAATGGTGGTGATAATTTTGCTGCAGTGCAATATTCAATAAATCCAGGGCAAGCCACTCTTTTTCCCTGGTTAAGTAAAGAGGCTGTTTTGTATGAAAAATATGTTTTTACACAGCTTGAGTTTTATTATCAAACTTTACTTAATGCAACGTCGGCTACAGCGATTGGAAAAGTCGTTTATAGTGTCGATTTTGATGCTGCCGACGCACCACCTACTACGAAACAGCAAGCCATGGACTCAGAACCAGCTGTTTCATGTGCGCCATGGGAGAATATGTGTTTATCTATTCCTAAAAGTCAGTTGCGGCAAGCGTACACTGATGGTAAATATGTACGACCAGGGGGTTTACCTGGTGCGACTGATATTAAAACGTATGATTTGGGTAACCTTAATGTAGTTACTGATAGTCAAGGTGCGACAACGGCAATTGGAGAGCTCCATGTCCGTTATTCCGGTTACTTTATGAATCGCGTTTTGGAAGCAACAACTGGGGCACCAAATAACAATTCCGTTGCCTTTTTCCAAAGTGTTGGCAATGAGGCTTCTGGTGCCACGTCTGTTGCGAAGGATTTGGCTCTCGCTACAGTTAAGGCAAATGGAATTGCCGCAGTTAATACTGCTGGGTCTTTTGTTCTCCCCCCCGGAAATTACCTTGTTGA